GTGGCCTTGTACGTGGGTCATCCAACGGCCCGTCGAGGTCATGCCGGGGCGGACATGATGCACTTTCCAGCCGTGCAGGATTGCTAAGGCAATGACTTGATCTTGGAAGTCGCGTTCCGACATTGGGTCAAGCGAAGCCATCATGACCTCCAGTCATTTCTTGCATGGCCGCGTACATGGTCAATTCCTGTGCCAATTCTTTCCAAGCTTGGACTTCTGCCCGTAGGCGTTCAATCTCATCAGCGGCTTCACGACAGATAGGCAACTGCCCTGAATACTTTTTCCGTAGTCGGGTCACAATGTCATCCACAAGCGGCCCCCAACCCTGCTTCGGTGATGGTTCGAACCATTTGCAGTTTGCCCGCAAGGCCCATGCGCCGTTCCCCGGTATCGACCAAATAGCCGAGCGCGGCCAGTTCGCTGATGCGTTTCCAGTAGCAGGCTCGCCGTTCAACCATTCCGCACAGTCCGCCCGCTTCGTCCGCGGTAAGGCCGCCGTGACGTTTGTAGATCGTCAGCAGCTGCATGTGGTCGTCGGTCAGGCTGCGCGTTTTCGGGGCGGCATCCTTCGACGTGTCCGGATCGGTGTTCCGCACGTTGATAAACGCTCTGTGCCGGGCGACAACGAGCGCGTCCGCGGCCTGTTTCAACAGAATGATGTGGTCAGCGTCATTCAGGAAACATGTTCCGTGTCTTTCGGCTTCGTCGGCTGCTTTCCGCAGGCGGGTAACGATGTCGTCGTTCACATGTTCCCCTTAGGGTGGCACATATCGCACCGAATGAACCCGGGTTTATATTCCGTCATTTCGACCAAATGTTCAGCGCAAATAGCGCCGATCATCGGCCGATCAAGCATGGATAACACCCAATCCATTTCGCGTCGCAATTTTGTGTATTTGCCGGGTTGATAGCCCGCTTCGATTAAGTCGACAATGTGATTCCAACGGTCAATTTCCATCATCACATGTCCCCCTTAATGGTCTGCACCTTGTTGGGTGCTACCAACATTGAAACGCGGTCGGCACGTTGCAGAACTGTCGGATATGTCCAATGTTGGCCACTAATTTGAAAACACAGGTCGGACACGCTGCCAAATAGTTGCCGCCTGTAGGACTGGCCGAGGTTTGGCGAAAACCAGACCTCAATGAAACGGCCTGTGGCCGGAATGTCAAACACTTCGATTGTCATTTTCGGCTTCCGTTCCCATTTTTCAACGATTGCGTCAACCAGGGCGATGTGGGCTTCGGTCTGTGGGTTATTCATAGCGGGGCTTTCCTTGTGCAGGGTGATGGGCGCGGCGGCGCTCGGCGCGGATCTGGCGGGTCACGTCGAACATGTCGACGGCGATTTGGATAATGATCACGGTTCCCATGCCAACAATGGTCAAGAACACGAGTTCTCGGGCTAATTGACGCATTAGAACGGTTCCTCCTCGCTTGCTTCGTATTGTGCTAGCATCCGCCCGCTTTTAAGGGCTTCAATAAGGGCCGATGCGTCAGCAAACGACAGGTCGTCGGGCAGCTGCACCGCAAACTTGTTTTTGGCCGCTAGATCGAAAATGAATTGTTTCTGTTTGGCTGATGCGAGCCCGGTCGGTTTCGATCCGCCGCCGCTGTAAGGCTGTGGGGTGCCGCCTGCGCGTTGCACGTTGGTCATTTCTTCGCGGCTTGCCCGCTTTGATGGGTCGGAACCTGCAATGCCTGCGTTGGCGAGGGCGCGACCCACGGCCGAGGTTTCGCAGTTCTCGACGTGGCTAGTGGCGTTCACGCCGCGTTCGGTGGCGTGTTCCTCCGCCCATCCGGTACTAATCAACGTGTTGTCGACCCATAGTTCGGCTTTGAACACGCACCAATCGTCACCGCGGTGCACCATTTCGGTGAGGACTCGGGGTTGGCCGCCTGTTGCGGCAAGGTTCAGCCAGCGGGATAGCCGTGTGGCTACTGGTTCGTAATCGTCAAGGTTGAATGTCATTTGTTGGGGCTTTCTTTTGTTGGGGTTATGGATGATCTGGTGCCCCACGGCTTCCAGCCGTAACGCTTCCAGAGTTCTAAACCGACCTTCAGGTTGGTTGAAGGGTGGAATAGATCGGTTCGGCTATTGATCCAGCCGTTGCGGGTTGCCCATCCGACGTTTGCGCCATTGATTTGCAGCAAACCCATTGACCCGCCGTGCGGGTCGGCTTGGTTCCATGCGCCGGGGTAGCAGCGGGATTCGCGTTCCATGATGCGGGCAAGGTTGGCGCGTTCGGATTTGGGCCAGCCGACTTTCCGTGCAAGGTCGACGTATCCGCGACAGTCGGTTTGGGCGTGTGCGGGGGTGGTGTGGAGGGCGGCGAGGATTAGCACGGTTGCCGCGGTGCGCCTAATGGCGCGGGCCTTGATAGGCGGACATGGTTTGTCTCCCTTCTAGGTTGGGGCTAGGGGTTGTACCGACGACGTTAAAACGACACTCGGTGAATGTCAAGCATTACGCGCAGTATTGCCAATGCCACGCTTCGAACTCGGGCGATTTCGGGTCATCGGACTGCAGATAGAAGCCGAATGATGGGGCGTTTGCGCACATCCAGTCGAGAACTTTGGCGGTGGTTACGTCGAGGTCGATGGCGAGGCCGAGACCGTGGTTCGACTTGCCCGGTGTCGAGCATGGTGCCATACCGGGCTTCAGATACCACGTTTTGCCTTCGTACGTGCGCGTCACGGTCGGGTTGCGGCCCTCGTCCGTCGTTGAATAACGCTGCTTGAACAGGCCCAGCTGCGCTTCAAATGATCGGTAGTCGCCGATATTGCGCAGCTTGATACCGGACAGGGTTGCTTGGTCGAACATGCGGTCGAACGCTTCGGCGGCTTCGGCCCACATCTGCCCGCCGCATTTCACCGGGCGCAGCATCTTCCCAGACAGTTTTCCGTTGTCTACGTCCTGAAGGGCCGCAGGCACGATCAATTTCTTGTATGGGTACTTGGACGGCTTCGCCACTTTTGGAGCCTCTGCGGGCTTTGTGGCGGGTGTGGCGGCTTTCTTGGCGGCTTTCTTGACAGCCATTTAGGAACCTCCCTCTTGGAGAATGCGTAGATCCTCGGTGGCGGATGCGGTGACTGCCCATAGGGAGTTGCCGCGGGGAATAAAGAATTCGATCGGGGTTGTGTTCTTTTGGGTTTGTAATCCGGTGGTTGATGTCACGGTTGAGTCGCCCAGATAGACGGTTCCGTTTCCGACGACGTGCAGGTACACGTACCGGGCGGAGGCGCTCGACGTGATGATTTCCGAGGCGGTGGTGGTGACGGTGTGGGTTGTGCTTCTCATGCGTCAGGGATCCCGTCGTTGTTGGAGTCTTTTTTGCCTGCGCTGCTGATCATTACGCCCGACAGGGTGCCGGACAGGAAAAGCACGATTGGGCTGATCAGGTTCAGCAGCTCTTTATCGGTTTCCGGCATGGTCGGGCCTTGCGGGATGAAAAGAAGGTTTATAAACACGCAGACCATTGTCAGAACAAGGGTGGCGGCGAGAGTCAGACCGACGTAGAACCGAAGTCGAGCGTTCAGTTCCTCGGCTGTGTAACGCGGCCCGGTCGGTTTCAACATGCTTGTGATCCTTTGAGTACGTCGCCTGGTTCGTAGGTTAGGGCGCGGTTCTTGGTTCGGAATTGGGTGGTTTGTGTCGGGCATTCGATCCAAACTTTGTTGTTGCAGGCGCTAGCCAGCACGGTGAGTAGCACCGCCACGAAGGCGATGCGAAACATCATTCGATGACTGCCGTTGCAAACGGTTTCGGCCAATTATCTAATTCTTCGTCCGTCGCCTCGCGTTCCGTATATTCGTTAGTAATGACGTCATACGTAACAATGATTTTTTTAACTTGTTCTGTATCCATAAACGCTTATTTGCCCTCCTGAAAACGAACCGACAGCCAAACTAAACGAAAACGAAGTGTATTGCGTGTTGTTGTTTACTTTGACGTTGAACATTCCGATGTAATCATTTCCGCCGCCCGTGGCCGTGTAGTACGTACGTTGCGGTAATTGTGGCGCCAATATGTCGGCACTAAACGAGTTAGAACCTTCTGCGGTTAAAATGCAATATCCATCGTTTCCGTTGTCGCCGGTTCGGGTTCCACTATTCCATGTTGAGTATTGGCCTGACATGACATGATCCGTAGCCGATCCACCGATGCGTAGATACGCGTAACCGGTTCCGGCTGTTGTGCGGGTGAATGATGCGACCACACGATAATCTCGATACGTTGCATTAAATGCATTGCTGATTGTGTATGACCCGCCCGTAGTCAACGACGTAGTGCTAATCCACACAAGGCCGCCGTTGTTCAAATATGTGTTGGTGTCTGACGCGGTGAGGACTTCGCCCGTCGTGAATGTTTTAACTGCCATTAGAACCCCAGTTTGTTGTAATCGAGTTGCCCGTACGTGGAATTGTTCAAAATCAGATACGCGTTTTGGTCTTGCCCCGACGTAAACAAAGTAACGCGGGTTTGCCCCGGTGACGCCGAAATGCGCACGCCCTCGACCATGACGTAATAGAACGTGCCGCGGAACCCGATCCGCATGGGGTTTTGGATCGGCGCTACCGCCAGATCAAGCGGGGTATTGTTTTGCGCCCCGGTGCCGTTTGTTTGCGGTTGCATTGTGTCCGTGTAACTAATAGACGCAATCGCTTGGTTCTTATTTTCAAAATTCTTGCGTACCCATGTGGCGTGATCCGCGGCTTGCGTTGTCGAATAGTCGAGCGTGTTTTTTTGCCAACTGTAAAGCGGCGTGGTTCCTGCGGTTGATGTTTGGGCGGCGACAGCCTCGGGGGTAATGGTGACGAGGTTGTAGTAGTTGTCTGCGGAGCTGCGAAACTCGATCTGGTCGTATTTCTGGTCAACTGTGGTAGCGGCGCATGTTCCGTCGTTCATGTAGAAAACGGTCGTCAATACGCTGTTTCGGCCATACCAATACGTGTACCACGTTCCGGTAATCGTCGCTCCGTAGGCGAACATTCGGCCTTCCTCGGTGCGCGTGATCCTGTTGATCAGGTCAAGGCCGTTTCCGGTGAATGTGGTGGCGCTGATTGTTGATCGACCGTTGAATTGGGCGACTGGCAAGCCGACTTGGGTAGCGACAGCAAGCACGGCATCGTCGGTCTTTTGTTGAGTTAGGGCAAAAGAGTTGAGTTGGGCACGTCCCCAATCAGCCTGAATGCCTTCGCAGCTGATATGCGCAACATCTTCTTTTGCTACTTGGCCGTAGTCGATCTTCACGTCGCGGATGCGGCCCCAGAACATGGGGAAGTCAGTTACCCCGACGACGTAGCCCGGTGCGTAAACGTAAAAGCAGATCGGATCGCCCAGTTTGGGCGGGTTTGTCCATGTCGACGGGTTGAGTGCCCGCAGGTTCCCGGTGTCGATGCTGTAGTCGTCGATTTGGAGTTCGCGGCCGCGCATGATGTCGACGGTTTGAATCGACCCGAGCGTGTACCACGTCGAACCTTGTTTGTATTGAGCGCGCCATTCCCACGTGTTCATTTATGCGTAGGTCTTTACAGGGATCGGGCCGTTGGATCGGTAGTAACGGCGGAGTGCGTCGACGACAGCATTGGGATCACCGCCGTGTACGTTGATAGTGACGTTGCCCATAGCGCCACCGCGGGACAGGGGCACAACGGCTTCCGGGCCTGCTTCGCCGATTAGGGCGACTGTGGGGCGTGTGACAATGCCGCCGTCTGCTAGTTCGGGGATGTTCGGAACGTCAAAACCCTTGCCGCCGATACCGGGCACCCACGACGGGATATGGAACGACAATTTGCCGATGGTGTTATTCCACGCCTTCGCAATCGTGTTGAACATCGTTTTGTAGACCGTCAGATATGCGCCAACTGCGGTTTTGATTGCGTCGACTGTCCCGGTGAACGCGTCCTTGAGGGCGTTGCCGATGCTGTCCACGATGTCGCGGAACGGCTCAAACTTCTTGTAGGCAAGCACTATCGCGGCCCCGATAGCAACAATGGCGGCCGTGGCAAGGATAATTGGGTTGGCCTCCATCGCAAGATTGAACGCCTTCTGTGCGACGGTGGCCGCGGTTTGAATGACCGTCCACGCTTTCATGGCGGCATTCATGACAAGTACCGCGGCTGAAATGCCACCGAACGCGACACCGAGCGCCACCACAAGGTCGGTGTTTTCCCCGATCCATTTCGCGGCTTTCTCCAAATAGGGAAGCAGTTTCTCGATAATCGGAATAAGGGCCGCGCCAATTGACTCTTGCGCTTCTCCGATAGCAACCTGCATTTTCTTGAAACGTCCGGCACCCGTTTCTGCAGCTGCAGTTGCGGCACCGCCGAACGTGTCGGCCATGATGACACCGAGTTCCTGAAATGACGCGCCTTCCTTAACGAGGCCGCGCATCGACGGATCGAGTTTCGCTAGGGCGGTGGTCTGGCCGTTGTATGCCTTCGACAGGGCTTCCGAAACGGACGTTAGGTCTTTGCCTGTCGCCGCCGAAATGTCCATCGCAAGCTGCAGGTTTTTGGAGGCAAGTTCGGTAGATCCCATGCCGCGGGCAAGTGTCGCCATCGCGTTGCGCAGGTCGGTGTCGGCGATTCCGGTAGCCAACGTCATGGACGTGATCATGTCCTCGGTTGCGGCAACCTGCTTTTTGGTTGCCCCGGTCGAAACTTTCAACTGGCGGGCAAGTTCAGCTGCAGACTTTTCATCCTCCATTGCGGCCTGCGCGGCTTTGTACCCGGCGACAGCCAAACCACCAAGCGCCGCAGCGGCGGGAATGGCGGCTTTCTTGATAGCAAATTGGGCTTTCTCGCCCGCTGTCTCGAGCTGCTTGAATTCTTGAACGGCTTTTGAAATGCCTTTGCCGTCAAACTCGGTAACGATGGGGATGTTGATTGCCATTAGCGGAGTTCCTTATCGGCCTGACGGATCACGGCCATAACGGCGGAGGTCATTTCGCGGGTCACGGCGGGCAATTCTTTGATTGCGGCAGGCCAAATGAAACGGGCGGGTTGCGCAAACTTATTCAGGGCCCGGCCAAGCGGGTTGCTTGAGCCTTTGCCCGCAAATTCGACAATGACGGCCGCGGGGTCGGTCTGGCGCACTTTGATCACGGACAGCGTTTTGCGGCTTGTGTCAATCTTGGGTTTGATGCCGCGTTGCGCTTTTTTCTGGCTGTACGGAAATTTCGGGTTGTCGCGTTGCGTCCATTTGCGCTCCATACCGGACAACATGTGTTCCGGGTAGGCGCGGCCTGCCGCGTCAACGACCGGAGCAACGATTTGTTTGACATCGCGGTTGAACTGCTTCCGCAGCTCCGGGTCGATTTTGCGGAGGGCTTTTATTGCGTCCTGCACACCCGCAACTTGTGTCGAGGTTGTCGCAGTCACTTTTTAGCCCCTTTCCGCTCTTTGTTGATGATGTCGATGGCCGTTGAAAGGTCGCGGGCCGTGAAGTCGATTTCGGAGGGCCAGAACCCTGTGGCCACCAGCAGCTCGGCTAGGCCTCGGCTGTAGGTGCCACTAGGGAAGGGTTTGCGTCCTCTTGTCCAACCACGTCAAGCGACACGATCTTTTTGGCATAATCGTCGAACACGGCGGGCACCATGATGCCTGCAGTTTTGCTTGCTTCATAAGCGAGAAAGGCCAAGTCTTCGGCACCGATTCCTTGCGCCAGATCACCGGCGCGCCGTTTGGATCGACGCTCCCATGAAATGACGTTGAAGAATGTGGTGGTGACGACTTGTGGGCCTTGCCCGGTGTCGACGCTGATGCTGATTTTCATTTGTTCTCCTGCACGGTTGGAGTGTTGATTTGGTTACGGGGCGGTGATGTCGCGGGCGAATGTTCCACCCGTGAACGTCACTTCGACCATCGACAGTTCGCCGACCGTCGAGTTGATCGGGGTGAAGTTCTCAAGGTATGCCCCGGTGATGGTGTATTCGGGATTGCTCGCCGATTCGGTGGTGCCCGAAGGGCTGATGACGATGGTGCAGCTGCCGTTGTTCACGATGTCGTACAACGTGGCCTCAACTTGGCCAGCGCCGTACGAGTTGAACAAGGTCAATGAAACTTCCACTGATTGCAAGCCCTTGCCGAACTTGTGGGCGGTGTCGCCGAACGCGGTGATTTCGAGGCTGTCATAGCCGACCGTCAGCGTGGCGGACTGGCATTGCGATGACAGATCGACTGCGCCGCCAGATCCGGTGACATTGACCGTCGCGTTGGACAGGAAGGTTGTGTTTGCCATGATTCTCCTAACTTCTCCGCGTGGCAACGCGGACGGTGAGTGTGTATGCGGGTATTTGTTGGTCACCGACGCTGAACGTGACAGGCCGCCCGGACGTGACCGAGATAGGGCTGTTCATGATTGTGTCGGCTGTGGTGATCAGGTAGTCCTCGGCATCGAGGTTGCCCGGTGGGGCGGCAAGGATCGAAATATCGAACGTGATGTCGCCCACGTTGTAGGTGATCACGTCGAACGTCGGAGCGCCCACGAAAACG